ATGATTATGTTCAAGCCCAGCACGGGTGAACCCAGAACTGTAGAAGTCGGAAACTACAAATGTAAACACTTTGACACGTCGGGTGGGATGTCACTCGAAGTGTTGAAGAAGATGCAAAGCGATGGATTGTGTCAAGAGCGTCTCGAGGAGTTCGCAACACTCGAAGACGAGTTCCTTTATCTGGAGCGACAGACGGTCTGCGGTGGAAAGTCATTCAAGGTTCCCATGATGGAACTGGACCGTAAGATCCGGGATCGCTTCGCAGCCTACGATTTCAAGTATCACAATATGCACATCAAGCAAGCCTCAGAACCTACGAAGCAGGTGAATCCTTGGATAACATGCATAGGAGGGATTCCAGAGAAAACAGGATCGTCTTAGTCGTGCAAGGATCCATCCGATCCTTGTGCTTCCATATGTGCATGATGAGACTGTTATCGTCCCCCGGCATCTTGACGAAGAAATCATTGCGATAGACTAACGGGTCTTTACCCGTGCCATCCCTCGACTGCCTGATGTAATCAGCGATCACATACACCACGCAGTCTAGGAGTTCCTCCTCCGCCATCTCACACCACGAGTTCCTCTTGGTTCCCCACTCACGAGTGTTGTCGTCGGACCTGACGCCGTGACCATAACGCTCACGCCCTATCGCCAAGCGATCCTGTATGTTCTGGGAAATTGTGGATTGCATTTAAAACCTATCGGTTCATCTTTTTAAGTTTCGCTTCCATCTGGTTCACCAATCTCTGCTTGGCAACACCCGCACCATTGATGTTCAGACTGCGTGCGAAGCGATTGAGATCTGGCTTGGGGAAGGTGGACGCGACGCGCTTTCCGACCACCAGACGCCCCCGGGTGTTCAGGTACATCGGAACCCGGTTGACGGCGGTGTTGCCCGTGGACTTACCACCCTTGTTGTTGGAGCGGACGGCGCGGGTCACGTTGGCACTGCGGACATTCTTGTAGTTGGTGACGTCCATCTTGCTCTTGAAAGCCATCTTGCGGATCTCGTGCAGGACATCGTCCTTCTGAGACTTCGGAGAGAGTCCGACACCACCCATCCTCCTCAGGAGGTCCGTAAGTTCCGCCTTGGGATAACGCGTCCCCTGGCGCCCGTTGATGTAGATGTCCTGAACGTAGTGACCGTCGACCGGAGACCAAAACCCGTCCTCTGTCCACTTAACTGCTGCAAAGAGCCTATCTTCGAGCTTGTCCTCCGCAATGCGCCCCGTGGGTGCCGCCAGCAAAACCTCACTCGTGTACCCCCTACTAATGAATTCACTCCGGCTTAACATATCATACTTCGTCTGACCATTGACGTTTAACGGTTCATATGTCAACGATTTATCCTTCATCACCCTGGCAACGTCCCCAAGATCCACAATGTTCTTCTTGGTCATTCGGGGATCCATGTAGATCTGCATAAACACGTTGGTGTTGTTATTCTTGCGACGATTCACATTCTTCTGGGTGTTGATGGCCGTCTTGGTGGTCCCGGGTTTCTTGTAGCAGCAGGGAAACCCTTGGGGGTTCAGACGCGCGTGGGGGTACTTTCTGGGACACACACCGTTCACCTTCTTCCGTTCCTTCGGGCAGGTGGTACCACGACGTGTGATACCCGGCACCCTCTTACCGTTGCTGTTGCGGGTAATCTTGCTCGGCTTTGTTGCCTTTGAGGTCATGTTGATGGGATCGTTGTGGTAACTGCCGGGGGGTAGGTTTCTCCTGAGAAACGTCTTGGCGGTTTCAAAAGCCTCGTTGGTGGACACCCCGTCGCTTATCGACAGTTGGCACCTACCAGTTGTGGTCATGAGCATAGAGACCTCCTTGGACAGGGGGACGCTCAAGGACCCACCCAACCCCACGAACTGTATCTTCTGCCTGGCAGTATTCTCCTTTTTGTACTTGGCCCTGAAGAGGCGGAAAAAGTTACCCTTGGTGCCTCGGCGTTCGTTGGTATTCTTGTTGCGAACGTTTTTGAGATCATCCAATTCGTAATTGGCAACGAACGTGGCAGTCAACCGATTCATCTGAAGCCTCGTGCTGGGAACGGCGTAGGCGTCCTTCATAAAGTCATGGAGGTCATCCAGTTGACTCTTGGCAGACTTGCCGACGAACATACCACCACTGCAACGCGTGGACCCGTTACGATAAACGGTGAAACTGGCACCCATCTCCTTCCCGTCGCTGTTGCGGGTCATACGGATCTTGAAGTCCACGGACATTATGCCAACGGAGATGTAGTTCCTGTAAGCCTTGGCCTTTTCCTCGTAATCCGCCTTCGCCTTGAGCATCCACTGACGACGCTTCTCCCTCCACTCACGCATCTTCGCCCTCACGCCCTTCGAGCCGCGGAGAGGCTTCACGTGATTCATCTCCCACGTCTTGTACACTGGGCGCACGGGGCGCTTCTGTAGGTTTATGGAATTCCTCTCATTCTTGACGAGGTTGTTGACACTCTTCAAACCCTGAGCCTTGCGCCCATTTAGGATATACAGGATGGTCCGAAGTTTCACATCCCGACACTTCACATAAAGAACCTCATATTTGATGCCTTTTGAAGTGGCACTCGGAAGGTTATTATTGTGCTTCATAGCCATCGTAAGAAGCCTTACTACTTTGTCATCCTTTGTCCCAGCATTGAACATGGTGGGACGTAGTTCGCTCGTCCTGAGCCTACCAGCCATATATTGTATGCGGAGATATTAATAGTCCTCTCCAAACTGGATAGTCTCCTCCACTACATCCACCCCGAATATGACAGGCTGGTTGGCATACCCACGCCCCTTGTAGGTGATAGCCTCCGAGCGCACCTCGATGTCACGAGCGCTGAACGGACCGGCGTAAAAGTCCGGATTGAACTTCACCTTCCCGAGGTTGTTTTCGTGGCAGTGGATATTGAAGTTCTGCACGAACACCTTTTGAGGCACGCAAAGATCCTCGCCGTAGCGAACCTTCTCGGAAGCCAAGAAGTTGTGCAGAGTGTTGGTCACCATTGCCACTTGTGTCTGGACCTGCTTGAAATAGTCGGGGACGACGTTCCATATATCCTGACCGCTATACTTCTGAGCATATTCCAGATACGCCCTGACGCACTTGTAGAGAATGGTGGGAAGCTCAGCGTCAAGCTTCTCATCGAGCTTGCAATCTGCTTCCTTCACCTGCTTTCCAAAGTTCCATGGGATCAGACGACGCAGGACGGACCCAGAGTTGTCTCGCCAGTTCGGAACCTCGTTGCCTCCCAGGATCCCAGGAGTCTTCCACTCAATAGTCTTGGCGTTGTAATTCTTGATTGCCACTGAGATGTCCTCACCCGATACGATAGACTGAAACTCCGCCTGCTCCAGGCATAGATCACCCTTCACCTCTGGGGCGATGAACATGAAGCCGTCGTAGATGCTCGACAGACCGAACTTCTTCTCAATGTTGTTCGAGAGCGCACGGACGTCGTCATTCTCGTAGAACTTCTTGAACACCTTGGTGATCAGGGTGGACTTGCCACTGCGAGCGATACCCTTCAGAAACGGAATGACCTGCCACCCATCCAGATCGCCCACGTCAAAGCACAGACGACCGCCCATCACATACATCCACTCACACACATCCTTCGGGAACTTCTGATAGCTCAACACGTTTTGCATGTTTGGAGTGGGAATGTCATACCAGTTTTCGTAGTCAACCACATTTGGGTGAAACATCTGATCAAAATACTTGCACGACACCACGGTCGGGTCGAGACAACGATACTTCTCAGAGTCGTATGGGTAGAACTCGGCAATATACTTGCCATCCTTCGGACTCCACTCCTTACCCACCATCATCCCGTTGCGGAAAGACCACACGTGGCGATTCTTCTTGATCTCGGGGAACTGGACATCCACACAGGACGACAGGTAGTTGATGGACTGGACGATGTTCGTTGGCTTGCTGGTGGCATTCTTCCACATATGGAATCGGGTCTCCTTCTTGGCGGCGGTATTCACAAACTCGGCAATCGGCATGAATGTCTTCCACGCCCTAGTCTGATACCCGTCAGGGTGAGGTATCTGCTTACAGCACTGACCCTTGTAGCGACGGATGTTATTGTTGTAGGTTTCATTTAGCAAAGCTAGAATCAGAAGCTGATAGTCTGTGAGATCGTCAAACTGCATCGTAGAGCATCTGAATATCTTGGTCTCGATGTCATCGGTCGGAGATACATACGCCGGGTGGTTGATCCTCTCGTGCTGACGAGCGTATCGAAACACAGTCTCGTAAGCATCATCAGCCATGTCTATGAGACGATTAATCCTGGAACTAATTGTGCACTCGTTGCCATTCACATCCTCATCTAACTCATCGATCATCCCTAACGACACCGCGCGATGAAACAGCTCCGCAAACGTCTCCTTGTGCCTACCAAATTGCACCAGAACCCGCTCCATCTCAATAATGGTGGGGATCCCAGTCTCCCCTAACTCCTCCGGAGTGAAGTAAAGTGAAAACCCTATCCTGAAGGGTGCATGAGAGTCACCCCGCTGGTCGAGTTGCCACTTCTGTTCCAATTGGGCCAAAAATGGAGATACCTTCTCTTTGGCCAAATCGTGTACCTGGCTTCTAAAAAGCTCAAACTTTGATTGCATTTCATCACCATCTGGAGATATGAGGTGAAGTTGTTGGGAGGAAGCCGCCATCGTGTAATAACTAATGGTTATTATTTTTTAAGCCTCAGTTTCCTCGATCTCGTCATCGACCTGTTCCGTCAGGTCAACGGCATCCTCCTCCGAAGACTCAGCCACCGCCTGCGGGCGACGCCGCCTCTCCTTCCTGGGGGTTGGCGGTGGAGCCTGGAGCTGCTGGGGAGCGCTGACAGCCAGCATCTTCACCAGGAGGCGGTTGGTCGTCTCGATCTGCTTCGCCACCTTGAGCATGGCAGAGCAGACGTTGTCCTCCTCGTGAGACAGGAGGTCGATCATCAGGTCACCGATGTCGTTGTCATCATCGTCGTCAGAGAGCTCCTCCTCATCATACTCCTCCTCATCAGTAAACTCGTCCTCCTCCTCCTCCTCGACAGGAGGCGGGCGCGCGGCACGTCGTGAATGGGGAACAGACTTCATTCGGATGTTATACCATGTGCTGAGGAATTCTCCCCTTGCATTTTCCGCACTTAAAATAATAGGGGTATATAGGGTTATACCTGGAACATGGCTAACGCAGCAGTTAGTGTTATGGATCAGAGTGCCCAGGAAGCCATGTCCCTCCTTGATGAGGTCAAGGATAAACTATCCGACTCTGAATACAAGAGGATAGCAGAGGCACTGGCCGCCATTAATCCCAACAAGGATTTCCCAGTCGAGTATCCGGTGGATCTCAATGGTGTGGTGACGGTTGCCAAAGTTCCAGGTGCGACCCACATCAATAACCTCAAGCGACGACTGATCATCCTGACGGATAAGTATACCCGAGAGACCCGGAAGTATCTGGTGCACATCGCCGACCTATCCTCCGAGTGTTTGAAACTCAGGAAGGAATGGGATGAGGAAGAGGACGACGAGGGTGATGACGAGTGACTATCTGATCTCACTCGAAACGGTCAAAGCGCCGTGGTGATCACGGCTGACCGATCCATTTTGAATGTTATACTAACAAGAAGTGGGGTCACTCTCACAACAGATTAAGCGAAACCCAGATCCTCAGCCAAGATATCACGAAGTTTTTGAACACTCTCGAGAGGCATGTCCTTCTTATTGAAATTTTTCAACAACTTCACACCCTTGCCTTGGAAGTTGACCCTCCAGTATTCATGCTTTCCCCCAAGGGTCATCTCGCTCAGATGAGCGCCTAGGTGCGACTGATCCTTGCGATTGCAGTTATTTATCTGGGCGTCGCACCACCTCAGGTTTCCAGCATGATTGTTGGTACGGTCTTGGTCTATGTGGTCCACTTGATCCGTGCCCTCCACCAGAGGCACAAATGATCCAGCAACCAGGCGATGAACCAAGAAATCTTTTCGGTAGTCCATCCCTCTCACACGGATACTAACCTGCCTATATCCATACTTATCCAACTTACCCTTCAAGGTCCACCCAGTCTTAGCGTTCCTCACTTCACCCAGGTCGCTGACCTCATACAGGTCAGCAATCTCAGGGATAGGCACGGGTCTCCAGACTTCAGTCGGCATTTTTCATCTATGGACGAAAATCCTTAAATGCGAAATTCTGTGAGAATATTTTCTTGGGGTAGGGTATATACACACAATGGCTGGCGGTTTGATGCAGTTGGTTGCTTACGGAGCGCAGGACGTCTTTCTCACTGGTACCCCCAAGGTTACCTTTTTCCAGGCGGTCTACAAGCGCCACACGAACTTTGCGATGGAGACCATCGAGCAGACCATCAACGGTAACGCCGGTGATGACGGTCGCCTCTCGGTGACGATTGCCCGCAACGGTGATCTCGTCGGCGACATGTTCGTTGAGCTTCAGGCGAAGGCGGGGCTCAAGCCCGTTTCCTCGGGTGGTGAGGCTGACGCGTGCTGGCTGGCGGAGCGCGCGGTCAAGTCCGTTGAGATGTCCATCGGCGGTCAGCGCATTGACAAGCACTACCAGATCTGGTGGAGGCTTTATTCCGAGCTCTACCTGAACGCCGACAAGAAGGCGCAGTGGGGCAAGATGACCTCCGTCCCGGCGCTGTCCGCGGCGGGCGACAAGGTGTACCTGCCGCTCCTCTTCTTCTTCAACCGCAACGCGGGTCTCTACCTCCCGCTGATCGCCCTCCAGTACCACGAGGTCCGTCTGGACTTCGACCTGGCGGCGGACTACAGTGAGTACTTCGGCACCAACTCCCCGAAGGTGTGGGCCAACTACATCTACCTCGACACCGAGGAGCGTCGCCGGTTCGCCCAGAAGGGCCACGAGTACCTGATTGAGCAGGTGCAGCACACTGGCACGGACTCCGTGACCCGTGGCGCTACCAAGCAGATCCGCCTGTCCTTCAACCACCCGGTGAAGGAGCTGGTGTGGTGCTTCAACGGTGGCGCGGGTGACCGCGTGAAGGAGAACGGTCACTGGAACTTCTCGTCCAACGCCGGTGCCAACGCCGTCACCCTGTCGTGCTCCACGGATTTCGGTGGCCTCGGCGCGGGTGCCGAGTCCTTCGTGCGCCCCGAGGTGGCGGGCGCCCCGCAGCTTGTTTCGGGCTCCGTTACCGACACCACCCAGCACTTCGATGTCGGTGGCATGTGGACGGAGGAGGGTGATGCCTCCGCCACCACGGCGGTTGGTCCCCTTTCCAACTTCAAGCTGGTCCTCAACGGTCAGGATCGCTTCAAGGAGCAGCCGGGCAAGTACTTCAACCAGGTGCAGCCCAACCAGTACCACACTGGCTGCCCGTACCCGGGTATCTACTCTTACTCGTTCGCGCTCAAGCCGGAGGAGCACCAGCCGTCCGGCACGTGCAACTTCTCGCGCATCGACAACGCCCAGGTGGCGGTGACGATGAAGGCGGATGCCCTCGCGGCGTCCCCCGAGACCATGCACCTGTTCGCGTGCAACTACAACGTCCTCCGCATCCAGAGTGGTATGGGCGGCCTCGCGTTCAGCAACTAGGCAAACACTCAAAATATATCCTATGTGTGGGTAACCCCCACCATTAAGATATGACCTCCAAGGAGAACCTCAAGAAAAGTGATAAGTTGCTTATTCCAGGATTATCAGGGGGGCTTCAGGCTTGTTGACCTCAGACTGAATCTTCTTATGCCATGTACCGCGAAAGTATAAGTTTAATTCTTCTATTTTTGAAGTGGAGGAAAGCTGTAATTGTCTAGCCTTGTTATCGTACCGTGGAATGCCAGCACAAACAACGTGCTCGCGGACGAATTCCTCGTATGAATCCTTGGGGTCGATCGAAACCCGACACCATACGGAGGACGCCGTTTGTGCAATCCACTTTTTGAATTCGGGGTCAGCTTCGAAATGCCTCCGCCATTCAGACTCGTAGTGCTCTACCCATTTCTCAAGTGACCACAGGCGTGAGCCAGGTATTTTGTATACATCTAGGGCTTGGGCGAAGCCGTCGCGCGGCATGCTCTGGTTGTGTATATTTTCACCCCTTTATGTAATGAACTTCTTGGGATACACAGGCGGTGGGGTCCTGGCGGTCCAGATGTGGCCACAGATAGTCAGGGTCGTCAGGATGGGCGATGCCTCCCAGATATCTTGGTCTATGCTGGCATGCAACGTGGTTGGGCTGGGTTTCATGACGGCATATGGATTTGTCAAAAGGGACTTGCCCCTATTCTCAACAGTAACCCTGAGTCTTGTAAACTCTGGGGTACTCCTAGGACTCAAATACCGTTATGAATCTCCAAGAGACTATTAAAAGCGATACGTATAGTATACATGAAGATTACGCCTCTCCTGATCGAGGCTATTGTGGTTGGTGTGGTTATGATGCTCTTGCAGAGGCTGACGAAGCTTCCCATCTTCTGGGTGGGCGTGGTGGGTCATCTCATCTTTGAGGTGGTGGGCGCTAACAAGTGGTACTGCCGAAAGGGTTTTGCCTGTAAGTAAAGAAATGGAATCATATATCACCAGAGAATGATTGATGTTTGGACTGATGGTTCGTGCTTGGGAAATCCAGGCGCAGGGGGCGCTGCTGCGATCTCAAGCAACTTTGCTGTATGCCACGGAGATTCGGCAACAACTAACAATGCTATGGAGATCACTGCAGTCATCATAGCATTGGAGAAATGTCTGGCTTCGGGGAGGCTGGAGGTCACCATCCACACCGACAGCACCTACGTCAAGAATGGCATTGAGAAGTGGGCTGCAAACTGGGAGAAGAATGGGTGGAAAACCGCCTCTGGGCAGAACGTCAAGAATCAGGTGGGGTGGAAGCGTCTCAGGGAGTTGGAGAAGAAGATGCTGAACCTGCAGTGGAAGTGGGTCAAGGGGCATTCGGGAAACCCCGGGAACGAGAAGGCGGATAGCCTCGCCAGGGGGACTGCTGAACTTTTCGGGGAACTTAATAAGTAGATGTACCGATACGCCTCTGTGTCCCGTCGCAACTTCAAGGTCAGGTGGGGGCTCGGGAGTGGGTTGGTCCAGGATCACCACGCAATCCCTCGGCAGTGGAGGGAACACCCAGTTGTCCGATCGGTTCGGTATGACTTCAATTCAAGTGACAACATTGTCATGATGCCGACTCCCCTGGCATTCAAGTGCATGAACATCCGCCAGGATCGCATGGTCCACTACGGGGGTCACAAGAAGTACAACCTTTACGTCGGTATGTGGCTCGATCATATCCAGAAGATTAAAGATCCTCAGGAGATGATGGATGAATTTTACAATTTCAGGGACTTTTTAAAACGCAACTGCAGGGATAATAGGGATCACATACCCTGGCGCTAATCCGTGGGGTTACTCGGGGGCGGCGAACTCGGTTTGCTTACACGCACTCCCCTGCTTGCGGCAGTAATAGCCCGAGGGGCTTATCCTCGTGTTACACGCCCGTCCCACTGGCTGCTCGCATGGGAGTTGCGACCGCGTGTATCCAGAGGTGCTGAATGGGGGTCCACTCGGGTCCGAGTCCCCAGCGGGGGCGGCGGGGGTGTTCCCATCAACAGGGTTCCTCCGGGTGAATACAGCCGTCGAGAGGTTGGAAATGTCCTTGAGCGGCTTCAGCACCGCGTTGGGCTCCTCGTACACCAGGAACTGATCCTCCGCCGTCAGGGGCTTGGGGAGCTCGACGGCGGCGGAACGGGCTGAGGGGGGAACCATCCCCCCGACCCTCCTCACGCACAGCGAGAATTTCTTGCCACCCTCGTGGTTGCTCGAGTCCAGGGGGCGGACAAACTTGACGTACGTTTTGTTGAAATAATTGTCGTCATCGTCGGACTTGTTGTATTTGTGGTAGGACAGTTTTGTGT